CCAATGGGGGAAACTCACTCATTTATTTGTTCCGATGAATTTGACACATTTATCGGGATCCATAATATGTCTTTCATTTCGGCCTTGGGTGACTTATGGGACAAGGATTCAGATTCCAAACATGAAACAATAAAACACGGTATTATGGTTATTCCCAAACCATACATAACCATTTTAGGAGGAACGACACCTTCAACATTTTCATCGATGTTTCCAGCCCAGGCACTAGATCATGGCTTTCTATCCAGGATGCTAATGATTCCCTGTAAGGGATTAGAAAGAAAATTGCCAATTCCGCCAGAGCCAGACAAAGAAAAAAGATTTCAAATCGTCAATAAATTAAATCAGATTTTAAACCAAGAACCAAGAACATTAAAAAGATCCGAGGAAGCAGATCGGATATTTTCAGAAATTTATGAGAGGTGGCATTCACCATTTGATTCAAGATTTGCTGGATACGCTGCACGAAGGCATACACACCTTTTAAAATTATCAATCATCTTTGCTGTCTTAGCTGATAAACATGTCATTGACGAAGATGTTTTAATCGAAGCAAACACATTACTGACATATACAGAATTACTGATGCCTGATGTTATTGGTGAAATGGGAAAAGGCCCGCACACCACAGCAATGAATTTAATCATTAACACTCTGGCATCAAAACCAAATGGGCTATCAATCGTTGAGCTTTATAAATTGTTATACCGCGAAGTTAGATCAATGGATGAATTAAACAGTGTTCTTAATTTATTAAGGATGGCTCAAAGGATTGTCACAGACGAGGAAGGAAATCACCATCACATTCCCGCCTTGATTGAGATTCCTAAGGCAATGGAAAAATTCATGGATAAATCAAAAATCTCATTTCTCCTCTGATTTTTTTTAGAGCAAAAATAATCCCCCATTTCTGGGGGATTTTTTTTCGCCTTCGCGTTTTGGGTTAATTTTCTGGTTGATCTAACTGTTGAAAGTGTTCTATTCTTCCATTCTTCAGTAATTGAGTTTTGAATTTATCGACTTTGGACTGTTCGACCGAACGATAAATTCCTGTAATCCATCGTCGGAAATCGGCGGGTAAAATTCCTTTCTCTGTCATGCTATTTGCCACCTCATCAAAATCAATATCTTCCCCGGCGGCAATCTTATTCCTCAATGTTAATCTTATCGCATCACCTTCTGCCGTCTGTTTGGCTCTATAGGCCTCTTTACGATACAAGGCATCAGATAAAATTGCCTCATCATTTGGCTTTGCGCCTGCCATCCGAGTCAACAATCTCCATTTCCAGGCATCTTCAGCGCCAGTTTGCAATTCCATAACTGTTGCCCCTGTTCTTGTTGATTGCCTTCCAGTTGCATATTCAGCAACTCGGGCCAATGGCCGAGATAAAGATTGATGCGCAAGTCCATCTAATAATGCAGTTCCTGCGGATGCACCATTTCCCAATTGAGACATTGTTGCCCCGATTGCCCTACCAACCCCAAAGAATTGATTTATCGCAGGGTAAGATTCAATGTCAAATGGACTGCCAAAGGGGTTCATATTAAAATCCCCTCGGCTGGTCAATCCAATGTGGGATATTGCAGAAGCATACCCATACATTAAATCTTGTCCACGTCCTCGCCCTAAAAGCATATCAGTCGTAGTGTATAAATCTCTCCAATCTTCTTGGTTCTGGGCCAAGATGTAATTATTTATCTGCGGCATTCCAGGGAGTGTTTTGGCTCCAAAGATTGTTCCTTGCAGAGCGGACAATTGCAATAATCCAACATAGTCCCGATCTTCAATGTGCCTGCCAAATGCCTGCATCATGTTGATTGCATAGGATTTATATAATCCAAATGCGCCGCCAATTGATCCTTGGAACATCCCAGGGCGTTGGGAAGCTGTGAAAACGCCAGAAGATTGTGTAACGAAAGAGTGCAACAGATTATATTTTTTGACTGGATCCAATTTTGCAGCTTCCGCAATTGCATCTGCGACCCTTAAGGCTGCATATCTTTGGAATGTTTCAGCCATTCGAGAGGGAGTTGTCCCAAACCGAACAATGGACTGTAATTTCTCATTTAGCTTGGAAGAATCCAAGGCACTCATATCTGAGATTGCATTCACTTCGATCATCGTTTGACGCATCGAAGGCGGAATCAATCCCAGATCAGACATTTCCTGATAGAATCGTCCAGCATCTGTCTTTAAAAAAGCATCGACGGCTGCCTGTTTTTCAGGAGATAATACCTTCCCGGCCCGCAAAGCTTCCAAGCGATTAATTTGGACTATGTTTCTCCAATAATCAACGGATGCTTTTCTGCCAATCGAGCCAGCAACACCAGCAATCCCAATCTCCCTGATCTTTTCTTGAATCTCGGGAGGGGCATCTGCAAGCAATCTGCGTAACGAAGAATTGATCGTTATGGGCAATGACAAAGATTGAACAATTGCAAATGCGCCATCAAGGCCCAATGTCACAGTCGCTGAGATTGCATTTAATTTAGAAACAAATGCGTGGGTAATATGGGATTTACCGTATTTCCTTTCAGCATCTGCTAAAAGGGCAGCATTCATTTCGGTTAAATCAATCCCTAATCGTTTGGCCTCGTTGTTAATAAAATCAACTCGCGCATCAAACTGTCCCTTATTCGCCTTGGTTAAATTCCTTGCAGCAGAAACTTCGTCACGGATCCAAGTAAAAGCATTATCTGCGAAATCTACGATCTCGTTTTGAGCACGAATCACAAGACCCAAAACCCCCGCAGAGTTTTCATCTGGGCCAATATCTAATAAGGCTCGATTGATTTGTGTATAAATATCATCGTTGCCGACTAATTTAGTCCCACGCTGTAATGCTTTACCGTGGACACTCTTTCCATAAGCAACTAATGTGTCAGACATTAATTGATTATTGTCTAAGAAATCTCCAGTGGTATTTTTGACCAATCCCCTCATCAAGGAAGAATTTCCTTCTTTAAGGTGAGTGGTCATTTCTTGCAATAATTCTTCCCCATTCCGTAAGGTTGTTTCCGAGAAAACACCCTTGGAGTGCAATTTGGAATCAATGTTATATGAGTAGAAGGATTTAGCCCAATCAAATTCTCCTCTCAATTTCAGATCTTTCTCAATTTTTTCTTTAGGGATTATTTCAAGACCGTCCGAGTTTTGTTGTAATTTTTCCACCCGCTTAGCAAGAGCGTCAGGAGTCGGCGCGTGGAGAAAGGAATATTTAGGAGATCCATCAATACCAGACATGGTAGAATCTTTGACCATAACAAAGTATGGAGATCTGTTAATGTCCAGGGGAGGGAAATATAATTGCCCAGGAATTGGATCATCGACTTTGTACCCCCTTGAGATTAAAAGACGTAAGTGCCCCATTCGATTCAGCCCTTCAAAATTGGAATAAGTTTCCAGGAGGGCTTCGACATTTTTATTGTCGGGAATCAAGAAATGTTTTTCTGGATTCGCTGCCAAGTTTTCAAGCGTACTAATCAAAGCACCCTCAGAATCTTTCGACTTGAGGGCCTTATTGATTGACATTGCAGCTTCCCTAGAAAGCCAGACTTTACCTTCTTGGCCTTTCTTAAGAATCCCAAAGTCTTTCAAAAGATTATAAACTTCTTCCGGCTCTAAGGTTCCTGATAGGGCCAATTCAGCATCATAATATTTTGTTCCACCGCCAGTAACTTGTTTATGGATCAATCTCAGAAGATCCAAATCCTCAGTCTTTTTGGCACCTTTTAAAATGTTCTGAATGGGGCCAGCTAAAACTGCATCAACTTTTTCGTTTCGGGTCGATATTGCATTTCGCAGCCAAGTTCCCACACCAGTTGCAATGGTGTTAATCCGGAACATTGAACCATTTGCATTGGTCAATAATCCAGCATTTGCCGCATGGGCAAAATCAATTGGGTTTTCTCCGTTGTTTCCATGCTGCATCAAATAGCCCATTGTCTCCCGAAGGATCTGAGGAATCTCAATTCCCAAAGATTGAGCAATTGTGTAGGCTTGAGCAGCAGCATCAATCTGACGGGTGAGGATTTGATTCCTGACACCTGCCAATGTTTTCTTCTCAAATTCCCCGAGCGGAAGGACAGAGTCATATTCCAGTATGACATTCCTTCGCTGGAAGAAATCATTTTCCCTGCCTCGGAGCAATTTCCAATCTTTTAAATTTCCTTCCAACGGAAGATCGGCATATAGCCTTGCCTCGACCTCAGACATTTTCATGTTCTGTCGAGCGTGGTTATACATGTTTAACTTAGATTGTTGGAGGAATTTATCTGCAATCTCTTGACTGATGGAAGATCCATTGAAAGAAACAGGAATACCTTTTTCCTTAGCTGCGGCTAAAAGGAAAGGATTAAATTGCCCATTGGCAAAAGTTAAATTGTTCCCTGGATTTTTCTGGGCCAAGAAATCCTCGGCAAATGCCCAACGTGCTTGAGCATCTATCGAAGACGAGGGAATATTTTCACTTAAGACTTTCCCTCTGATATTGTGGATCAGGACATCATCTGAGCCAGCAAAATACAACATCCCATTTTTGACTTTGAATCCCTCCTTCGACCCAGATTTAGTCATCAAGTCCCCAAGTTGGATAATCGGCTTATCCACGTGGGACATTGCAACCATGTCAAAGAAGTTCCTAGTCCCTGGGCGTAAATCAATATCAATTAACTTTCGGATTTCCTGGTATTGGGAATCCGGCAATCCAATCTTTCTTGCCTTTTCGGGAGTCAAAGAATCGAAATCTTTGAGGATGGATTTGATTAGGAGGGAATCTTCTTCCCTTCCTTTTGCCTCGGCAGCCTTCAATAAATTAAAATCTTCCTGGAATTGTTCAGCAGCTTTCTTGCCGGGGTATCGACCAATCTTATTGGCCTCGAATTTATCCCGTAAAGATTTGATTAATTTATTCCTCTCGGTTTCTTGCTTGCCTAATTTTGTTCCTAAAAGGGCCTTGATTATTTTTTCTTTCTCCTCCTGGGATAAGCGATAAGCAGGAATAATCTCAGGCATCCCATCAGATCCCATACGAACCTTAACGCCTTCGACAGATCGAGCACCGCCTAAAATCTGAGCAATTCGATCATGGGGTAAAACAGAATCCCCCTGAGTGTTTAACTTCAGTAAGGCGTTATATAAATCATCCCCAATATCCCCAGGTTCAATCTTCCCCCGGGCACTGTTGACTAATTTAATAACCTCGCCCTTGATTAAATTGTCAATTGATTGACCGCGGTCTGCAAGCCAACCTTTTGCGGAGGCCAAAGCCGCATCCTTTTTGGACGCAGGCAATCCAGTATATAGGTTATCAATCAATTGTGAGAGGGCAGACTCTTTTAATTCCCTGTCAGAGGCCAATTGGACTAACTTAGTCCCCGGAGCAATGTTTTGAATCTTAGATCCAAAGTCTGCAATTTGGATTATTCGTTGCCGAGCCTTGCCGACGACTTGGCCAAAATCCAGCAATGTAGTTTCTTTGGCCCCCGCCTCGGGGGCAAACTTTGCAGATTTCCAGAAGAAATTACCTGCAATCCCCCCTAAGGCTCCACCAAAAAGGCCGGCAGTCGAAACGTGCTCAACAAAATCCCCAAGATCATTTATATCTTTGTATGTCGGATTTTGAGATTGTGCCAAAACAGAACCAACTTCAAAGATCATAGCCTCTAATCCAGCTTGGCCGGCAGTGGCTACGGCATATTTCATCCGATCAAGCGGAGCAAGACGCAATAAATCGTCTCCGCCGGTACGTAAAATGGAATCATATGATGCTTTTAGTATCCTAGTTTTTGCCGCTGTCGGGGCTAAACCAGTATACATCGAGGCCATCTTCCCAACATAAGTTCCAGAGTTTGCGATTGCCGCAGCTTCTGCAACTTTGGAAATGGATCCAAAGGCCAATCGGGATCCTTTAACAGCTAATCCGCCCGGAACAAAAGAGCCTAAAATCGCACCGCCTAATTCAATTCCAGTGGCGTGCTCTGAATAAAAGTCAGCGAGTGACCCGCCAGTCTCAAAGGCCTGGTCAAATTTATCGACAATGTCCAAGGTCGAAATGGCTTGCATTGTTCCCTCGCCAGCAACATAGTTGGCGATTAAGGGAACAGTGTTATATAAACCAGTGGCTGCTGCGACTCCAGCTAAAGGAACTCCCTTGGTTACGAAATCAAAAACTCCCTCAGCAGCCCCCAAAAAGGATTTGCCTGCCCGTTTTAAAATTCCATCTTCCTCATCCAATTGATATTGGCCAATATCATAATCTCCACCAATTGCACCGGAAGCCAACGTATATTCATCAATCGCCATGAAAAGCTCCTTAATGGGGAATTTAATTTATTGTAAATTGCCGAGGAAGCCAGCGCCCAAAGCTCGGTTGTTTACAGCAGCAACGCCCTTTTTAGCCGACTCCATATATGTTTGAATCCCGGACAAACTGGTCAGATCAAATTTTTCTTTCTTCGCATTTTCTACAACATAGCGAGAAGGGTTAACTCCCAACCCCAATGATTTAACTATGCTAGAAGTTGCCCGAGCATTGGCGAGCCCTTTGTAATACTCTTGAATAGCAGAATAAATTTCTTCTTGTGGCGCTGCTACGGTTTTATCCATTATGGCATACGCCAAACGGCCGAATAGCTCGGAGTCATTATTCAGTTTTTTGGGATCGATGTTTGCAGACTTGAGGATCGTTACTAATTTTCCGCCTTCGGCAGCTTCCAAGTATTTGGAAAAGGGCATGATATTTATCGGGTTTCCCTCAAAGTTCCCCTCCTGTACCGGCATCAAAGCAAAGCGAGAACGGACAATTTTATTAGCTTCTTCTTCCGCAGCCTCAACAGCTTTGGGGTTTGTGATCCTTGCTGATTTTGCGTAATCTTCCCAAGTATTTTTGCCCATCGCCCTTGCTTTTAAGCGCAAGACATTCTTCTTTTCCTGTTCAGCTAATTGGGCAATCTTGCCATAAGCCCTTGCCGTAACCATGTCAGGGGCACGAGTAACTTGTAATTCCGCAGCAGTTTCCAGCGGAGCAGAATTTAATGCCTCCCCGGTCAATAAAAATTTAACTGCCTGATCCTTGAGTTTTTGATTCTCAGGGGATAATTTCCCTTTGAAGGCAAAATTGACGGCTTGGATCGATTCAAATTTAACAGGGTCGGCTGATGGATTCTCAAGCCTGACAGCCTGAGTTAACGCATCATTGATCTTTTGTAAATCATCAGTACCAAAGGTTGATTTCGCCCCAACACGATTGGCGGTAATCTCAATCCTTTTATCAGTCTGCTCCAATCTCCGAAGCGTGGCATTCCGTTCGAATTCATCTTTAATGTCTTGGGCTTTTTTCTTTTCCTCGGCTAACCATTGTCGGCGCTTAGCAATTTCAGTCGCAGCTTCTCGGGCTTCCATCTTGGAAACCATATCCTCCCATTTGATATCTAATTCTTCGTCGCCTTGAGCAAGTCGTTTCCAGCCCTGCTCCAATTTTTCTCTATCCCTTGCAACATCTTGGGCAGCTTTCTCAACCTGTCTACCAGTATTTATGGCAGTTATTCCAGTCCTCAATCCAGATAATTCTAATTGCGCAGCTTTGACATCCGATGCAATGGCCTGCGTTGCTTGCAGCCGAGATTCTTGCTGCATTTGGATAATGTCTTTGACTCCCAAAACTCCCTTATTCGCATTACTTTGCATCCCTTGAACAACTTGATTGATGTCTTGGGAAGCCTTGGATAAAGCATTAACTTCGTCAACTCGCTGTTTGTATAAAAGTTTCCCGCCCAAATTGGCCACAAAGGATTTAAACATCCCTTCAATTCCTGGGCCATAATCAGAAGTGAAATTTATATCTGCAACTGTTTGACGTAAGCGATTCTGCGCACCCAATAAAGCATCAGCAGTTTTTTGGATTTCTGCTTGTGCTCCATAAGGATTCATCTTAAATGCGTCTAGGATAGCTTGCTGGCCAGCCAATTCTCGATTGGATGCAGCTTGCAATGTTTGCAGATTGGACTGATACGTGGTATCATATTTCTTTTGCAGGGCCTCAGGATCGATACCTTTTATCTGCCCGAGCAAGGCATCAATCTGACTTGCCAATTGGTCAAAACGAGAAATCCCCTCGGAAGGGGCTTCAGTCTTTTGGGTATTTCCAGAATCTGCCATGGCGATTGAAGCTAGATCACTTCCCTCTTTAAAATTTTTCCTGACGTTTTCCTCGTACCGAGAAATTTCTTTGGCAACTTTGGAATCTCTTGCAGGATAGTATGGCCTAGTTATCTTTGGGTTGCCAGCCAATAAAACATTTCCAGCATCATCCAGTCCGAAAGCTGCATCCTTACCTGCTCCAAAATATAAATTCTTGGCCTTTTGCAGGTCATAAGACCCATCAGGATTAACTGCTTTTTTCAAATAACGAGCTGCGGCTCTTGTTAAATCTGCATCGGTGGCATCGGCATAATTCTTCTCCGGCATGACCGATTCAAAAGTTGGCCGGGTTATTTGCATAGACCCGTAGCCAAATTTATCGGCCGATCTGCCTTTCCCCTCCAAAATTGCTAACTCGGAGGGATGAATGAACGCTCTTTTATTTTTCCCGAAAGATGATTCCTTTCCATAAAAAGCCGCAGCCAAAGGGAGAGGAACTCCTTCCTCTTTCATTATCCGGATGAATTCATCCTGGGAAATTGGTTCTATGGCCATAGAATTATTCCTCAGAAATATTGCCCATAATCATCTGGAGCTTGGATAGTTCCACTCGAAGTCGGAACTGCGAGGGGCGTTTTATTCCATTGATTGATGATTGCACCAACTCCAGAACCAACAGCCTGCCCCAATAAACCAGAAGTTGCAGAATCTGCACCGCGGCCAGGGGAAGATGCTCCTTTGATCGAGCTAATCAATTGGGCCAATATCGTATAATCGTCTTGTTGGATTTTACGATATTTTTGGATTGCATCTAAATTCAATGCAGCAGCTTTGGCAGTTGTTGCAGCAAATGCGTCATTGGCTAATAACTGAGAAGTCGATCCGTTATATCCGCCAGATTGGTTTTGGGCTTGATAAATCTCAGGTAAGGTGTTATTTTTATATTGGTTGAATAGATTAGCCACAGCCCCTTGAGCATCTAAAATGGCAGCATCTTTGGAGTATAAACTCGTCCCACCTAAGATGTTTGTGATGTATTGATCGAGTCCAGTTAAGCCTTTTTCCTGAGCTTTCTGGAATAAGGGATCAACTTCTGGGCCAGAAGCACCGCCACCAGAAAATAAAGCAGACGCAGCAGACCCAGCAATTGCAGCACCGATAGCGGCGAAGGACATTTCAATTCTCCTGAGTTTGAGGGAAATAGGTTAAAGTATCGAAAATTTCTTGCGGATCTTTTAGATCCGTGGCCAGAACACACATCATAACAGCTTCGGAAATCCCGAAAATGGCTCTTTGCTCCCCGGCAGAGGACACAAATATACATGGTGCCTTATACACCTGCGCTGCCCCATTATTTGCGCTGTATAATGCCACCTGCCCTGAGAGCAAAACATTTATTGCCCCTTGCTTGTGGATTCTTCCAACAACCAATTCACCCTGCCGAATAACCATCTGTCTCCCATAGACTCCGTCGGCAAAATAATGTTCAAGGGGCGGATCGGTCAATGTAAAATTTTTTTTAACGGCCTCCACCAACCCAAATAACTTAAGGTGAGACTCATTTAAAGCAGGGAGATTTTCAGACATTATTTAGTCCCTCTACGAAGGCCAAACCACCATAAAGTGATCCCCACCGATACTTCAATAAATGCAGCAAAGACAACATCGGCCTGTTTTACAATGTTTTCGGGGGTCAGGGCAAACCAGATAACATACAAAAACATCAAACTATAAATGATAGTCAAGACGGGGCGGATAACTGCACGGATAAATGCCCCCATTGCAGTCTTATCATCTTCGGCAATTTTAACATCATGAGAATATGATGCTGCCATGATTGCAGCTTCCGCCTTTGCATTGGCTTCATCTGCCCGAGCCATTGCTTGAGAATTTGCAACATCGGCCTGAGACTGCGCTCGAATCTGCTCTTTTTTTAATTCAATTTCAGCAAGCTCTTTATTCCGTTTTGCCAGCTCTAATTGAATTCCAGCCTCTTCTTTCTTTTCCCAAATGTCAGTGAAGCGAGATATCACCGTACCGATTAAACCAACAATAGCACCAACAGCACCAGGAACCATTTTATGTCTCCAAGCTTAACCAAAAAATTTAAACAAGAATGGGGCCACAAATGCAATCATTGCAACCCCTCCAACAGCTTTCCACAGATAGGATTCTAAGGAAGTAATCCGTGTTTGCAATCGTTGAATCTCCTCCCTCAAGTTTCTGATTTCTTCTTTGTATTGCTTTTCAGTGTCCATCAGATCCCGTGCAGTGTGCTCGTGCCGGAGGGTTAATTCTGCCAGAGTTACTTGCACCTTAGTTACATTATTGACTATCTTGTCCAATTGGTTTATTAGGCGAGATATTTGCCGGGAAGGCTCCAAAGAAGCATGGTCTTGTTGCATGTCTGACTCCAACGGAGAAGGAGACGTGGAAATAAAAAAATCATCAATCATACACTGGAAATTTTTAATTCAAATTTCTCGCGTTTGAGGGCCATATAAAATTCCTGACAAGCTAGTCGTGAATTCCAGACCCTGTCTTTAGACCGAGATTTCCCCAATAAAATACACCCCCAAGTATCTTTGGGGTAATTACCTGCGTGGAATAAAATCTGAGTCCTCGGCGCAGTTCCAGTGACTAAATACGTCCATCCAAATTTAGGAGACAGGTGCCAGACGCACGTATAATTACCTTCTGGGATGCAGCTAATTCTGAATTGATTTTCTTTCCAAGGGAGTTCCAAAGAAAATAGCCGCATACCAGAAGGGCCAAAAACGACCCCTCCGGTACTTTTGTCAGATTTCCACTGACGAACTAAGTGTACCTTTTGCATTTTTGGCCCCAGGGGAAATTAACTAATTATTGCGGGCCTCCATACATTTCAGTATATTCACGCTGGGAGATATGAGGCACCCAGCCGTCATTGGCATATTTCGGCGGATCAAATTCGACCCGGCCAATAACGTCACCTTTGAAATCAGCCGGTAAATTATCACCGACGTATTCATCGAAAGGGAAAGGCGAGGCAGTTTCCGCATTTTCGCTCATGCCGGGGCCGTAAGATTTGCCAGCTTTCCGGACTTGCCAAACAATTTGAGCCATTAGAGATTTCTCCTAAGAAAAGCCCCCCACTTATTTTACTTCGCTGGGGGGCGATACGAAGTTCCCTCAGGAGAGGATTCTTTTTTTATTTAGTTACAAGACGTGCAAGAGTTAATTGTCACAGAGGCTATTAACGCATATTGCGAATCCGTGACAGGGACAGTTGCTGTGGTCGGGAGACCACTATTAGCACAGAAATCCGGAGTTGCAGATACTACAACACCGCCGCCAGAATTACGGAAATTGACAGTACCGGTTTGGAGGCCAGTAGCCGTAATAGTGTAAGTCATTACTCCAGCAGACCACGAAATAGACACAGGCTGCCCATCAGCACAACCTCCCGAAGGAATAGATTTCGGGTCAGTGCTTGGAGTTGGTGGCGTAGGCGGAGTTGGAGTTACGGTTGGCGGAGTCGGCGGAGTTGGGGAACCGCTGCACACAGTATCAATTGCAACCATCGTGATGGAATTAAACTGAGACAGCAGCATCGGGCTAGAAATCAAAGATGCCGCACCTTCGGAACCCGAATAGAATAAAGTCGGGCCAGCCGGAGAAACAGTTACCGTACCGCTTCCGAAACCGGCAGATTGAGTCCAAGTGAGCGTGAAACTTCCGATATTTGTTTCCAGGACAGTATTTGCCGAATTGTGGCAAGAATATCCAGGAATTCCAGAACGACTGTAAGAGGTCGGCGGAGTCGGAGGATTTGGAGAAACAGTCGGAGGCGTCGGAGAAACTGTTGGTGGAGTCGGACTAACAGTTGGGGGAGTTGGTGAAACAGTCGGAGGTGTAGGAGTTCCCCCGCCAATAGAGCAGCCAATGTCTTTTAATTTCTGACAAATGACCGCATAATCCAAGCCTAAGCCTGCATTATCGATCGTTAAACCACTGCCATTTTTGACAATGATAGTCAGGCCCGCAAAGGGATTGGACGGAGTTTTAAATCCAACTCCAGATGAGGCATTAATTATTTCAGCGAAATTCGCACACGTCATCACTGGCGTGCAAGGCGAAATCGTCTGGCCTTTGCAATCAGAGTACATAGCATTAAGTCCGGTTAGTTTTAAAAACCTGCCACCGATATTTAATGTACCGGTTTGGGCATTCCAAGACATTTGTGGAGGTTCCACAAACTGATTTGGAATGAATCCCCCAGCATTCAAATCTTGGACTTGTCCATTAACTCGAACTAGGGGGACAACAACTCGACCTACAGGAACTCCATAGGAAGGTTGAGGATATTGAAATATATTTCCTGCATCACAGGGGCCACAAGGAACAGGCGAGCAAGATTCGAAGTGACATGGATCAGGAATATCCCAAGGGTCTGCCATAAAATATTCCTTTTACCGTGATGTTTAATTAGGGAGTAATGCCCAGGGCGGCCCTAACGGAATCCTGATCTGCGCTAGACAATCCAGTGAACCAAGAATTAAACGCAGCCGCAGTCAAAGCTAATTGTGTTGGCGGAGCAACAAAAGCAGCAGGAATTTTCATACCAGGTTGCATTTCCTGAACTTGTGCATTGACTCGCACAAGGGGAGTCACAAAGCGTTGAACAGGAACACCAGGTAAGGGCTGGATTTTGAATTGATCGCCAGCATCGCAAGGGGCGCAAGTAGCCATTATAAATCTCCAAAAAGAAAGTTAAACGAAAAAGAAAGAAAGAAAAAAGAGCAACGGAATGAGAGGGATAAAATAGATCATTTCATTTCCTGATCCTCCTATTGGGTATTTTGCCTTGGAGGAAATAATTGCCCTTCCACAATTGGGGGCGGGGCAGGCGGACACGGAGGACATGGAGGACAAGGAATAGTTTCACAAATTCCTAAGGCCCCATAAACCGGAACAACGGGAACTTCTGAAGTTCCATCAACAAAGTTTGCCATTATGTTGGTATACTCCATGTATCAGTTTCTTCAATTAGCACTCCGACCCCGGAATCTGGAGTCCCAGGAAACCACCTAAAAACAGCAGAGGGATTATACGCTGTGTCTGTAAAAGTATCTAAGGGAGATACCCCAGAAGAAGTTCCTTGATGAACAGGGCTCCATAAATTAGGTAGCCAACCCCTGCGAGTTAGATTAAGCGGGCCTATTGTACTTGAGGCAGTGGCCCCACAATGGACTCCAACTTTCTCTCTGTAGAATTTATTATTATACCCTCCCCGGATTATGGGGGCACCCGTTACCGCACCAAATGAGTTCCCAGACACAGCAGGGGCGCCGCGGGAAGATTTAATAGTCCCTCCTACATCGCGGCACCAAAATAATTTATTGTAGTTCGCCTGGGGGGACGAAGATGTTGGTTGGTTAATACCTTGCATCCCATTTCCGTAAGGATACCCAGCTTGAGAAATTACAGTAGCATATGCTGACGGATAGATGGTAGGAATATCCCCAAAGAATTGAAACTCCCAATAATTAGCTGAAACGCTCACCTGGGTTAAAAAGTAAAAGAATACCTCATTTCCGTATATGTAATATGCTGCCGGAGTTGATGGGGCATTTGGGTCTCCGCCTCCCCAGAGAGAATCAGAATTAGTTACCTGTGACGCAGTTGGAAATGTAGAACTCCAACTAGTTGCAGATGTTGCAGTTTCAGCTCCCCGGACTAAAGCTCCGCCCTGTGTCCCAGCAGCGTTACTCTGATTTATACATAATCTGAATCTATTCCCGGTCTGTGCCCGAAAAACGGCTGCATTCCCAGAAGCTCCATATTCAATATCAAACCCTAATTGAGGCAATGCCCAACGTAAAACATTTGTCATCGAGCCATTTGTAACCGTTAGGGACGGAGCGCCCGAATCGGTAGATTTAAGTACATTCCAAACCATATTAGACTCCGAGATCTATATAAGAGAGAAACACAGTGGCCGTGTTTGTGGACTCCACATTAGCGTATATGTATCCGTTTTGCGGTGAATCACCATTTGTAGCAATTGGGGTAGGATTGCAAACAGCCCCTAAAAACCCGACAACAGCCACAAATTCAAAAATTAAATCTGCTGCTTTGTCTGGCGTAGCCCCGATTGCTCGACTAGAGTCCAATGCTCTCCCGGAAGAAGTTGAGTACAATCTAATCCTCGCCGGAACATCAGAGCTAACAGATGTTAGGATTGCCGTATTACCGCAAGATAAAATACTGTTTCCATTGGTTAGGGTGCCTGAAGAAACAACTAATGCCGTTCCAGCGGTAGCTGGTACCCAAGAGCCATTGCTCCTTCCATATATTTGACTGTCCGAAGGAGCATCTGGTAAACCTCCGGGGGCATAAATCCCATTCGGCCGAGATTCTAATACATTATCCGAGTCTGAGGATATTACAATATCGGCAGTTAGCGGAGTAGCAACAGAACCATCCCCGGACAGATTGATACTTGTAGAATCTGAAATGGCTACGGACGAGGATGATGATGCTGGCAGAGTAACAGTCGAACTTGTCCCGTCAGAAAAGGTAATAACTAATTCATTACCGGACACAGCAACATTGGCTACATCAACCCTGGATACCCTTAAAGCTCCGCTAGGCGTAATTTCGATTGTTGTTCCATCGACCTTAACATTAAACTTATTTGCTTCCGAGGATGTTTCAAAGGTTCGTCCAAGATTATTTGGAGTAAGGACAATTGGCATCTTAGTCCCCTAAAATTCGACCAAAGGAGTGGTGAGATTTCCTAAAAAGGTGCCAGTCCCAAATTCATATAATGGAATTGCACCTGCGCCAGTTCCAGGAGCCCCGCACAAAGATGCCAAGGATTCCAATCGCCTAATACGCGCAATTAATTCTTGTTGATTTCGCAGTAGAGTCCCATATGCCGTAGCAGGGGGAGTACAAGCTTCAAAACAGTCCATTTTGTTTCCCCTTTAAGGTTGGGTTGGATATCCGACACAATTATTGCAAATGCAACCTGTATCGCCCATCTCCAATTTTTCAATCTTGTGGCAGATCGAATAGTATAAGGCGGTGAAATCTAGAGCTTCCTGAGGAATCTGAGCAGCTAATTCCTCATTCGAGCACATCATCCAAGGGAGACAAGTATCATCGCAAATTACAACCGGCTGATTGATATTTGCGTCCCAGGCAACATTGAATAAAGGATATGCAGCCATTTTAATTACCACCCTTCGACAATTATCTCAAGTGTGTCGCATGGGGTTTCAACACCCTCGCGAGAAAGAGTAATTAAAACATGTCCAGTGGCGTATAAAGATTCATCAACCGGCCCGATATAAGTTTTATACGACGTGGACGCTGCATCCCAAGTTATGGTTATTGTGGAATCTACAAATTCTCCAGTTTGCTCAGTGACAGATAATGAATACCCCGCAGGTAAGGCTTTTGCAACTCCGTCAGTCCCAACGATTTGAAATACCTTTGATGCCGCTGGATCGACATAGGCAGGAGTATTTAAGACAAGCTGTCTACCATAATTGTGATTATTATATTCAAAATCCTCAGGTGGATCAAAATAAGAAATCCCTGCCCCATCTAAAATGTTTGTCCACCTGAGAGAATTTACACACTCTATTACCGGCTCTGGACAATCCGGACAATCCGGGCATTCTGGGCACGGAGTTGGTTCTGGGCACGGAACAGGATCAGGGCATTCTGGGCACGGAGTAGGAGTTCCAGAAGGAGGACAAATGCAATTGCAGTATTTTTCTTCGAGCTTAATCAAGCGTTGATATAAGCCATAATACGCATCTTGGATTTGTTTTGCGGGCAATGCCATTGCATTGGCGCGCTCGCAATTCTTACACATTCCGTCAGGTAGCTTTTCTCCAAAGGCCAGAGGACGGACTTGTTTCGTTACCGGGTCATAGATGACAGGTAAAAGATCTGAAGTTGCAATTGTTGGGGGACATCCGCAGCTCATTTATGGCTCCAGGTTTTTAATTAGGAAAGAGTTTATTTTTGGGGGAGATAGTGGGAAGGCCCCCCACTCACCTTCCCCCATTGAACAGATTAAACAACCGTAAAAGTCACATAACCAACCTGACTAATCTGTTTATATTCCCCGCTGGAGGAGCAGCGGTAGCTCAAAGGCCCCACAGGTAAATGAATCGTATAAGTTCCAGTGGCAGTGAATTTGACTTTTAATGTAATCAAAGCAGTCGCACCTGCGGCCAACATCCCAGAAACCAACGGAAATGATGAGACAAATGCAGCATTCGTGGGCAAGGGGAATGAATCTAATTTTATATCGTTGAGGGGAATGTTTCCCGAGTTGTTAACTTCGATTGAAATGTTTACCTCATCATTCACATGGATTTCTGCTCCGGGAGTTTCTGCTCCGTAGTATTCAAGGAGGGCAGAACATACACCTTCCCCAACCCCAACTTGGGCATTGAAAGCTGCCCCATTGACAGAAAAATATTCTCCACCGCACGGATATGATCCGAAGAAAGTCCCCGACAATGTTTTGTTTGATAGGCCAGTATTGAATACCACAATGTACTCCAATACTGAATAGCCCCCAATATAAATAGCATTAGGAACTGCGTCTGCGGTTATGTTTCCATCACCGAAATTGTATGATTTTGCAATTGAAATACTTCGAGGAATTGCACCGCCATTTCTCACAGAAACTCGTAAGACGCCAGTTGTATTTGGCTCATATGCCGCTTTGTCAAAAACGGCCGAAATATTAATCGGAGTCTGACAATCATCATAGCCGCTGATATTTAAAACAGAGGGGAAATTGATGTTTTCGGAAACTTCAATAATTTTTGGCGCAGAAATGCACTGGCCATCCGAAACCGTTAAAGCGTAATATCCCGACATTGCCCAGGAGAATTCATAACGTAATTCCCCATTGATATCTGACACGAGATTTTGGATCGAAGTTACTTGATTGTTTGCAGCAATCTGGACGGTAACGGCCCGGGATGGCAACAAGTTGGATATCAGATAAGTTGCAGTCTGCTGCTTCAATAAGTGGGCAGGGCCTTCGATGTGAATGTTGCAATCAGTTGCTGATCGAGCACAAGGGCAAACATTTAAATAGGCACACTGCGGATTTACTGAATAGCATTCAGGGACAGGACAAAACATATATTGTCCCAGTCCAGAATCCAATTTAATTGTTTCTCTGATTCGCCCATTTGCATCAGATTGGAGACCCCATAAAAAAGTCCCGCCCCCCGGCAGTGTAATTAGAATCGGCAAGGCTTCGTGTGCTGCGAGTCCTTCAGCAGTCAGTTCAACTTCCTTGCCTATTTCAATCTCACGGAGATTGAGGCGCCAAGTGACAACAGATGACATGAAAGTTCCTTTAGATCAATTGATCCTCAGCCAGGAGGAAGGGAGAATGAAAATAAAACCACAACCTGCCAGCAGAATCGGTATCGCCAATTTTCTGTGCAATCGCTCCATCAGGGGGGATTGATGGAGATAACAGACCAGGAGACATAGACAAGAACGCAGGGCCATTGAAGGGAAAGATTTTTTGAACATAGGCAGAACGGACTGCACACCTGACCAATTGATTCTGAGAAGCGGCAGATAAAGCAACAGAATTAGCATATTTTTCTGGGTCACTCGCAGTGGCCAATCTTGCCTTTACTTGCCCATCAATGTGATAGATATTCAAAAGATCCCCATATTTAATTGGCCCCTCCGCTATGATTAGTTGAGGGTCAACATCACGATATAAGGAATCGACAGTTGTATTTGTTGAATATATCGGATAACCATGAGCTATATCTTGGGAGTACCTGATTACATTCGACAGACCTTCAAAGATGTTTAATATATCTGGGTCATCCGAAACGGGATCAACAAGATTCGTATGGAAAAGAGATAACTGAATCACGCAACGCCTCCTAAAGAAAAATCAATAACGATGGAAGATAAGGAAAAGGATCCGGAAAATAACAAATTCATTGATTCACCTCCGGCACGACAATACCATTCCTTCACTTTTGTCGTATCTGTGGCTAGATATGGGACGATTGCAGGCAATAAATCAGCTCCTGTGTATGAGGGGATGATATATAGTGCCGGAGTGAGAGGTGTTAGAGTTTGACATTTAACTCCTTCCAAATCGAGCCACTGGCCCTGACGATCCTTTAACCGACCATATAAGAGAATTCCCTTGCTCTGATTGTATAAGGCGGGATCGACAATTTGAATTTCCCCATTTGGGAATAAAAAGCCAATTGAGTGTTTGGTAGGGGAAGATAGGGAAGTTTCATTGACATAATTAAAGCAATCAACATGATTGATCTTTAATTTGCCCCACCGCTCCAAAATGGAATCATACACAAGCGCCCAATCATATTCTCCCCTGACTCGATAACCGTAGGAAATAATCAAATATCGGGAACCGATAAAAGATAATTTAACCCAAGGTTCTTCTTCCAGGAGGAACTCTTGCAAGAGATTAGGCCCCAATTCTCTCGCCATAAAATCTTGCGTCGCAGAATTGAATCCGTTTTTTGCATTATTGACGTGGGATTGATAGTGATTTGGGCCGATATATTCCTCGACAAGTTTGCCTGATAAGAAATCAGTAACCTCGGGGAATATTAATTTAGCTCCAGTCTTTGTGACTGATTGCAAGCCATCCACTGACCAAACAAAGTGACCGTCGTAATTTGATTCATATGTCACATGTTCAATTTTTCGAATACCCGAAGATCCAGGGATCTCACGGAAACTCCAAGGATATCGAATATTCCCAGACCAAAGTGCAGCGATTGCGTTTGCCGTGGTGTAGATTATAAAGCCATCGGCAACAGGCAAACAAGCAACAATCCGCCCCCGGACTTGAGTCGGATTCATTGATCCGGCACCAGACGATAAGGAAGGAATAAAATCCAACGGGTCTAATGTCGATGACCAATAGACAGTCGTGTCATTCCATGCAATTAGATAGTTATTCGCTGCCAATATCCCATCAATGTTTTTGATATTTAAGCCATTTAAAAGTTCGGGCTTAAATAATTTTTGGGCATAGTCATAGGAAAGCAATTGTTGCCTTTGATAAAATACAAATGCCCGCAGCTTCGTATAAGCCGACGTGACCATCCCAGAATAATTGACAGCTTCGGGAGACGCAACCCACCCAAGCTGAGAATAATAGACATAATTCTTCCCGTGCGAAGGGGAATACATAATGTCTGTTTCTGTCCCGCTCTTCAAGACAAGAAGCTGATCGAATTTTGCACCAGCTAAGGATTTTGCTCTTGACGAATAATGAACCGATTCCCAGCCTTGGGAAGTCGGTAAAACATTTTCAGCATAGATCGGCATAGGAATTCCTATGTCTTTATCTTGCTGAGTGTCCCCAACGAATTTCGCGCGAACGGAGAATTGCTTATCCATTGGAGTGGATTGCAAAACATTCTCGCCGATATAGGAAGATAAGAGAGGGATATAAGCTATTTGTGTAGCCAATCTTGCTTGAGCCATCAGAGCGCCTCGTTTTCAAATGACCACAAAGATGCCTCGGGAGAGACATATGCAGGATTTATGATTTTCTTTTGGAGGAAAGAAGTTGAAAATTTATATGGATTTTGGCCACCCAAAGCAATAACATTTAAATCTCTTTCTGCTCGACAGAAATAGATTGTCGGCGATCTCAGTCGGAGACGGAGATTATTCAATCGGACAACTTCGTCATTCCCCGAGAACGAGAAAAGAAGATAATCTTCTCGTCCGAAATGCAGATTAAATGTTATGTTAGCCAATCCAGTTGCCAAGTATTCACCGCTTCGGTCGGCGGCTAACGATAAACCTTTAACTTGGATCGAGGGGTTTGGAGTTTTTATCTCATCAAATTCTTCCAAGAGGATTACCGGCACGAAAGAAATGGAGGAGAGCTTTACTTTATTATCTGTTGAGAAGGTATATTCTGGATCCCCGGGCAAGAATAAATCTCGAATCTCGTTTGGGCCCAAAATCAATTGAAATTGATTCCCCGTAACAGAAGATTGTCCCCTGAAAACTGTCGGGGATTCGGATAGATTCTCAAGGCCCAATCGGATTGTCGCAGCCTTCGGAAAAGAGGCGACAACATTGACAGATCGGGAGACATAAAATAAATCCCCCGAAGTGGAGAAATTTCTTTCCACCTGGGGGATACAAGATTTAATGTCGAGGGGATCAAACTTCATTGAAATACACCTCTTCGTTTTGATTTAACAGATCGTAGATGTGCGATCCTGGAACCCTAGCATCCCCGACTTTATTTTGATAGAAGGTTGCCTGCGCCTTCTCACGGATTATTAAAATTCGGGCCGTCGCTGCATCTGTGATATAATGTGGGTATCGTTGAGCAATCCAAGAATTATATCCATCTTGCGAGACATTGGGGAATTCCAAATAGATCAGGCCGAATGTCGTGGCAGGGTAAGGGATCTTAATGTTTAAAACATTGTTGAACCAAGAGAATCCATAATTGCGATCGCAGAAACCATCAAAGGGATCAACTTGTTTCAGCGCCTTACCATACCGGCCATGAGGATCTAGTGGACGGACAGATAAAAGTTTTCGAACCCTCTTATTTTGGGGGATTGAAAATCTATATTCAGCTTGTCCCCCATTGGTAGATGTTAAGATTGATTCCTTAACATCTAACTTAAATTGGCCACGATTGTGGAAGGCCAAGGTCTCTTGCTGGATTGCAGAAGAAATCTCAGAAATCAGATTGGGCCGATTGGTGTTTATGACAACGGTATCGACCAAGGATTTGAAAAGAGCATTCATCAGAATTTCCGAAAACGCAAGGGAGACAAAGGAGCATCAATGGAGTATTCGGATTTCAGTTTATTAAGTTCGATATTATCTTTAACGGTATAGGGCAGTTGGACATTTTTTAGATCAATGAGAATTGATCCTGCCCCAAAGACAGAGTACAATTCTCCTATCCCCGCGCTCTGAGGCTTTGGGAATTCTTTTTGTGCTTTAACTAATAAAGGCTTGATTTCCGGGGGAGTGATTTTTGAAAAAACCTCATCAATTGCTTGAGTCTTTTCTTGCGGAGTTGGCTCTAAAGTTGGATTCTTGGCACGAAGGGCCTTTCGAATTTCGGCAGCAGTGGCCATTTAATATCCTTTCTGAATTGCCCTCAGGCGGACTTTGACACCACACCCACATGCAGGCCAAGAATATCCGACTCCGTTCACGCGACCAAATAAAGATTTAACTGGCTTTCCGGTGCGATCTTTATCATCCCACAGTTGAGGATGTTCTAAAATCTTACCGTTTTCCAATTGGGCCAACATTTCACCAGTGGCTACTTTGCGGGCATCTTCATCTGATAGACGAAAAACGAAGTCGGACATTCTATCTCCTATAAATTAGGTGTTATCAGGATTAGTCTGCGGAACTCCCGGCTGAGTCACACCATCCCAAGCAGTGGTGTTGGAGCCGGCAGCGCCAGAAGCAGCTAACGGATTATCAACAGCTTGAGAATCATTGATGCCGACAGAACTATCTTCGCACGGAGACTTGGTGCAGGCTTGGACAACCGAAGAAATCCACAGAGTTTCAGCGTCGGAATCCTTAATGCTCCAAGTGTATTGCGTGCCAGCCTCAGAAAGAACAATCGCCGAAGTGGAGACAGTTCCTTGAGCGTTAGTGGTCACATTGATATCGCCAGCAGGGCCAGAAATAACGTAATTGGTCGAAGGAGCAGCTTTGGTAATCGTTAAAATCACCGCAGAACCAACTTCCAATTTGCCAGCAACGCACGGATGATCGATAGTCAGGCAAGCCATATTAACAGTCACAGGAGTTTGCACAGGAGCAACCGCAGCTTGACACAGACCAGTAATAAAACCGCTCGATTCGATGGCTTCATTCGATAAAGTCATCTCAGTCAGGACAGTTCCACCGACAGCATCAATGCAATTATCGCTCATCGTGTCAGTAACTGCACCATTACGGCCAGGCAGATAGTGACGGGTGATCGGCGATAAGTCGATTGCAACGGCAAAACCGTTTAAGTGCATCAGATTAAATAACGGATGCTCAACGATCTGGAAAGTGCCACGACTTGTGCGGAAAGTCGTAAATTCCATACCGAACGAAGTCTGCGAAGGCTGCGCAGTAACATTGTAATAATTGCGCCCAATGTCATTGATGACTTTGCGAGCAATCTTATCAACGAATAACACGCGATCGTTATCGCTGGATTGATCCGTAACGACATCGAACCAGCTATCAGTCATTGCCTCTAACTGATCCCAAGTCGTAGTCTGACCCGCAACTTTAATGTTTTGCGGAGCATACTTGCGAATCATGGCCAGAATGCCATCCATCTTACGGAGAGGCTGACCATTCTGGACAGTTTCGAACATTTGACCGAACAGGAAAGCTTGTTCCATTTCGATCGCATGATCCATCAGCATTTCTTTTTTGTTTGCCGATCCGCGCTTTTCACCGACAGCCGGAGTAATAGCGTCAACAGTGCCAGAAACGCCCCACGAATTGCGGAAAATCTGCGTGATATTCATTGCAGATTCCGTGGTAGTATGGCGAGGCATCGGGCAAATCGAAGATTCTTCGAATGCCGTACCAACTTGCATAGCTTCTGCACCAGCAGCTACAGCAACGCCAGGAATATCACCAACGCCTCGACGAATAGCAACAACATTACCAACGACAGAAAGAACAAGCACTTGTTCCTGCGTGGAAATGATTTGATAAACTTGTTTTTCGATGAGAAAATCAGCATTTTCGACTTGGACTTGATCGACACGACCGCGTAATGCGGCGGTCAGGGGAGAAGTGAATCGCAGAGACGGCAGACTCCAACGAGAACCAAACCAACGAACAGCAGTCGCAGTAATAGTTTTCGACGGAACTCGGGCCAGCATGCCAGAAAACGGAGCCAAACCGCGAGGCGCTTTTCGATGGATAGTCGATAAAAGCGATTCGGGCAGCTCGTGACGGGCATAATTCGAAGTGTTAAAAATACCAACAGTGGACATTTAGGTTCCCCTAAGTAAGTTAAAAAAGAAAATGGAAAAGAGGATTCCTTTCCGCTATGGGGACTAATTTAATCCCCATAAAGGAAATCAATCAACCAAAAATATCATCGTAATTGACTGATTTATTTTGCTGCTGTCTTACGTTTTGAGGTTGTTGGAAATTGGAGTCGTTGAACATTTCACCAGTCATAGAATTCATTTGATTTCCTTGGCCCCCAATGGATTTAATGGCGTGCTCTAGCAACTTAGGCAAAGTTGTTTTCACCTGTTCCGCAGTGATATTGGGATCACGCTTTCGCATTTGATCCACAATGTTTTTGACCATCGGCTGGACGAAAGGATTCGCATATTTCGGATCAGCCAGAATCTGCGAGAATTGCCCGTCCGTAAATTTTGAATTGAATTGCTGATCCCATTCACCTTTTTGCTTTTCGAGCAAGCGATTGGAGATTTGGGAACTCTGTTGGATTGCAATCGCTGCGGACAGTTGAGCAACTTGATTTAAAATCCCAGAGAAAGCCTGAGCATCCCCGCTCAAAGCAGCTTGGATTGATTCCTGGGGAATAACTTGACCGAAATTGATCGCTTGGAGGTTAGAAATTAGTTGCTTGGATGTGAGTCCAGGGGCAATTTCAGGCTCGGAAGATTGGTTGTTTTGGCTCTGATTTTGATTTTGATTTTGATTCTGGTTTTGATTGTTTTGATTTTGATTCGTGGGCTGGTCAGAGAATAGCAGAGCCTCGATATCGGGGGCCTGATTTTGATTATTTTGGCTTTGGTTCTGGTTCTGGCTTTGGTCTTGGTTTTGGCTTTGATTTTGGTTTACGGGGTTACCTTGATTGTCATAGGTGACAGATGTGCCTTGGGATTGATTTGAATTTTGGTTTTGGGTCTGACTTTGATTCTGAGTCCCAGACGATGGTTGACTTTTTTGGCCACCTAGTGCCGAAGATAGATTAGCAAACCAATTCATTTAAATACTCTCCTGAAAGAAGGAAGCAAATTCCATTAATGCTTTCCTGTATCCAATTTCTTCAGCAATTGCTTGCTGGTTCTTTTCTATAAAAGGCAAAGCAATTTGTCGCTCTACCGATTGAGCCAATAATTGGGTAATTATATTGTGAGCATAAATGGGTAGGGGCTCCCCATCTTTGTTTGGGAAATTGACATCTGCATTTAATGTGATTGAAAATTTAGGATTCATTTTATTTATTGGCCTTGAGAAACTTGTTGATTTTGCCGGGCAGCTAATCTAGCTTCAATTTCTGCCTCAGCAGCTCTTTGTCCAGTCTCAACTCCAGCCTTTTGCTCCAATTGTTGTTGTTGCATTGCAAGAGCTTGCTGCTGCATTTGTTGAATTTCAGCTTCTGAACGCAAGAATCTCGTTAAATACTTGACTCCACGAGTTTCTGCGATATAGCATAAAGCATCAATTGATTTGAATCTCTGATCCAAATCAGGCCGAGACATAAATGTCTGGAGAAGAACTTGCAAGAAATCCAATGAGGCCATTTCGCTGGCCGGCAATAAACCAGCAGCGATTTCAAAGTCCAGTGGCTGCTCTCGCAATTGATCCATTTTAACTTCGACAAATTGGCCAGAATCCTTGTCAAAGAGTTTTATATCATTTTGATATTGCAGGGTGTCTGATAGGAGGATTGTCCTCAAAGGGGACATAAATTGGTCATCAAAGAACACTGCTGATTGAAGAATCCGATCGCCCGCAGATGCCATGATCGAATTAAATTCTTGGGCAGATTTATTTCCTCGAATGAATTGGCCCTCCATGGCCTGATTCGTTCCTGAGATCGGGGAAGCAAAACCCAATAAAGCATTTGCTTGTGAAATCCGGACACCCATTGCTCGATCTTCATAAGGGATCGAATAGTATGCAGACGTGATTGGGACAGCCTGAGACATCGACCGACGCATTTTAATCTTTGCCGTCGGGCTGGGGTCATTGATATCTTTTTCAGAGATTATGTTGGAGTCATAGATTGCTCGATCCGCCAACATTCGACGGGCAGAAGCAATCTCTGTCCGATATAATTTAGTCGCTGTGTTTTGGATTGGCTCCAATTCTTCAGCAACTGTGAAAGAATTTAAGCCCAAAGAACTTTCGTGGATTTGGCCAAAGGCAATCGGAAGGAGTTGATGGGCATTATCCAATAACTGAGCAGCCAAAATTGTCCGATCCCCCAATAGGAGGATTTTTATAACATTAATGTCGTCAGGGGAATCTGCAGGAATATTGAAATCTGAGGGGATCAGACGGACATATAAGGTATAAAGATTAAATAATTCTGTTGAAGTGAAAGTCTCTTTCTCATCCTTTCCTTCCCACATTGCATCGTAGGATTTAGGAGCTTTATCATTTTGGGTAACAGGATTGATCTCAGGGACATAATATTTAATATATCCCGCGTTTTCTTCCTTTTTGATGTTTTTCTTTTCTTCGGGAGTTAATTCGATCCCCTCGTCCCTCAGAAGTTGGTATAGAGCAATCTTAGTTACTTGCTGAATATATCCAGCATAAGCCCCTCGTTGAGAGACTTCATTCAGGGGGACAGATCCATCCCATAAAACATTGTATGGATGCAGGTGTTTGATGACCTCGCCTTCCTCAAAGGCTGAAACAGTGCGCATCCCACCAGTTTGAAGATTGGTCTCAGATTTTAATGCCTTGACTGCGCGGGCTTTCCATCGAATTTCGGCAGCACAGAAATTATAATTGACCGCTGACTGCAGGCACAATAATAAATTTCTCCTCCACTGGAAAGTGCGAGAATACTTCCCGTAGATGATATTATATTGATTGGCAATGGATGATCCTGCGGGAGCAGCAAACATTTGAATCGGCGGATCCGATTTTAAAAAGATCTTAGCCAATTGGGCAGAAATCGTCGATAACTGCGGCCCAACAACGGGAACAGTTACATTATCCTCTTGAGGCTCTCGGGACTTTTCATCCTTGCAATTTCGGGTTTTTGCCTGAGAATCATAAGAACGCTCGATTAATTTATCGATTTCTTCCAAACGCGCCCGATGATCCAGGATCCCAGAATTAGCTGAAATGAACGGATCAATATACTGGAACAGGCGAGATTTTTGCAGCGGGGTCAAAGATAAATATGTAACAGCCATTCTAAATCCTCAGACGGGAGAATTTTCCCAGGGGTGATATTGCCTATTGGATTCCTGCAATTCCAACAGGGAAGAAGTGACGAGAGAGATTTCTTGGGGAAATTTTTGAGGAATCTCCTTTGAATAATCTAAAAGATCCAAGATATCATCTTTGTTTGATGTGATCGAGGGATCAAATTGAGATATTTGATCTTGGACAATCGCAGAAATGTCATCATGTAAGATAATTTGATTCGCTTGCAGCGATCGTAAAGAATCCATTATCCTGGTGTTTTTAGGTACCCTTCGGGGATGGACTGGATGAAATTCAAACCCGCCGATTCCTGCCTGGGAGCAAACGAAATTAGCCCAGAATAGAAGAGAGGATTGATAGGCAACCGCTTCAATGAAAACCGCTTTGATGTTATATTTAACCGCCATCTTCAGGGCTTCTTTAATTGTGCCCAAAGGCGATAATTTATCTGCTTTAACATCTCGAATATGGGGCTTTGTTAAATTGTCATAAAATAAAACAGCCCCAATTGCAGTATCATCTGAATCTTTTTTGTCCCCTGCAACATCAATTATGATGAAGCCGGAGGATGGGGGGAAAGATTCATCATGTTCCCATTTTTGAAGATTTGAATAATCGAAGCCAATTGCAGCGAATGATTTATCATCATTCATTATTTCGGAGAGGAAAGTCTCGGCCTGACCGAGGGCAATGGCCTGTTTAAAATCCTGAAGGAGTTTTTCTTTGGAGTTTAATTCTGGCCACAAAGCTTCGCCGGATGCTAAGATGCCACCAACGACAAATGAGGTATAATTGGAATCCTTTCGGATGATCGAGAGAATGCAACCTTTATATGGGAATGTGTTACCCAAATAGATATGGAGGACACCTTCGGGGGATTTGGTCAAATAGAAAGTGGAAGCATACCATTCGAGGAGAGCTTTCGATTCTGCCTCAGATTTTGCATTCTGCCGGGATTGTAAGTCATCACAGATATGAACATCTGGACGCCTAAAATCAATGTTTACGCCACGAGGATCGCCATTTGCACCAACTGCATGGATTATTCGAGTCTTTCCTCGGTATTTGAAAATCTTTAAGGTTGCGGTGTCTTTTTCAGCCGCTTCCTCATATGAACCAAACAGCGCCTGAATGTTGGGGGATTTTAGGATCCGTGCAACATCAGCAATGAAAGATTGTGCCTTTGGCTCATTTGAGCAACCAACTAAAATATATTGCTTATCGGTGAAACAAAAAATCCAAGCTGCAAGGATTTTGGCCCAAGTGGTTTTTGCATGACCTCGGGGAAAACCTAATGCAAATTTATGGTCTGCCTTGGACGTGTCTTTGGCATTCTCCATTAATACGTCACTGATAGCGACATATTCAGGAGGAAAATCCAATGTTAAAACTTCAGGCAAGCAAAGACCGGCAAAGAAATTAAAATCTCTGCTGGCCAATTCAACGATCTGTGCCCTCTTAAAGCGATCCATCTTATTTATTTAGGAAACACTTTTTCATGGACTAGCGGAGTCCAATCGCTTTTTGTCATATTTTTCATTCTAGCCTGAATGCCCAATGAGGTCTTTAAAAGCAACAAACGGGACTGATTCTTTAGTTTCGGGGGCGGGCAACGATTCCCGCTCAAGGGGTTTATTGATTTGGGCCGGCCGGGCAGCTCTAATTCCATTTAATTCCTCCATTAAGGGGGTGTCTAATTCAATATCGAGGGGGTCCAAAGGTTTGGAATTTTCAATTTCGTGCTGGATTTCTTGGTATAAAAGACGAGAATCCTTTGAAATCAATTTGCGGCCATTGACTTCGACAATTTCCTGCGTACGCGATTTAATGATTTTTGTCCTGATCCGCTCAGGTAAATCAATTTCAACAATAGCTTGTTCTTTTTTATTCAAAATTTCAGCCATTTGCTGAGAAGTCGCTCCACGCCTTTCTGCCTTATTTATTGCCATCAAAGCCCGCAAAATGTCTTGTGGCTTGAAAATCGAGGGAAGGGATTTTTTAGCCTTTTCAAGAAGGGCATCTTCCAATTCATTATATTTTTGATCCCTCTCAGTCGCTGCATCTAAGAATTTTAATTGCGCCTCTGTGACCTTTTGCTTGATTTCTGCTTCATTGGCAATCTGAGAAACGAGGCCGGGGGAGATATTTAATTTCGCAGCAACGGCCTCTTGGGGCAAGCCCAAAGAGAGAAATTTAAGAATATTTTCCCTGGCGGATGAGGACATTTTCAATCTACCAAATCAAACCAATTGACAACGGATAGACGGAAACCAGATTGGACTGGTTCTACTTTATGGGGGTACCTTACATCGGAAGGGAATAAAATAAAACAATCCTCGGAAGGTTGGATATTAAATTCAATATCATTGCCTTTTGGGTCATTGGAAGCGAATGGATTATTTTCAATGTCAGAGCGATAGCCTAAAATGAATTGCCCACCTGTGAAGTTTTCATGGGGATAATAGACAAATGTGATTTTTCGGCAAGGATAATCATTTGCGAATTTTTGATTTTCAAACATGTGACCGGCATCACAGTGCCAGTCATAATGGCCCGCTTGGCTATTTTGGGAAGCCGGGGAATATTTGAAATAGCCAAAAGAGTTGCAGGGGATCGCCCTTTTGCCAAAATGCCGCTGGCATAGGTTGGATATGAGGGGAAGAAAATAAGATTCTAATTTCTTGGAAACCTCTGAGGAAGGAGCAAGCATTTCAACTTCCCGCACGGAGGATTGTTTTACCTGAGCGGAAGGGCCACCAATTTTTCCTTTTTGGCCAGATAAATTTAGGGCCTCGCCGATCAAGGCATTTCGATAAAGGGGATCAAAATTTGCCCGCGACCAGATAAAGTGGGAAGGGAAAGAAAATTGCATGGTTGGAAAATTCCGAGCGAGGCGAGGAAAAGGGTTACAGGGAGGATAAAGGGTTAGCGATGGCGAGGATGAGGCCCATCTTTTGCAAGCAGCTTTTTATGGGATAAAAAATTTAGAAAAAAAATTTAGAAAAAAAAATTTAGAAAAAAAATTTTGGAGAAAAAAAAATTTAGAAAAATTTTTGAGGTTAGATGAGAATTGGACACGCCGCAGATTTTTCAAAAAAAGACCATCCCCCCGGTGCTAGCAAATTAGTAGCAGCTTATATAATCGATTGCGCAAGTACGCAATTACGTAATCACGCACTTAAGCAAATAAGCAAATAGTTAATTAAGCGATTGCGTATATAAGCAAATAAGCGCCAGCATGATCCACTAAGCGAGGACAACGTCGGGCGCAGCACGATAGCGAAAATCTATCATCAAGCTGGTGTAACAGTTTGTAAAAGTGCTTGGCCTGAGGTTGTCGAGTGGTTGACAAGCCGCTATAATGGTTTTCGCGCAATCGTGCGCCAGCAGTTTTGTTCTTTTTAGTGGCTTTGCCAATACTGATTTTTTGGAGAAAATAGAATGTCGGAAAATACTGCACTCATTATTAAATGCGCCAAAGGCTATAAATCATGGGGCATTTTTGCTGCGCGACGCTATGCCGAAAAGCACAAATTGGATATACGTCTTGTGCGCCTGGCGCGACAATTGGAAAGTGTTAAGGGTTTTAATTGACTGGAGAAGATGATGTATATCACTGCACAATTGTTTGACCGGGAATACTTTATTCGGGCAACCGAGTTTGTAAAACTCGATATGATTATTGAGCCGGTGCCCGATTACTGGTCAAGAATAATAACACAAGAGCTGAAGCGCAAGGCGCCCCACTTGCACGAATACCCTGACGCCTCGGACTGGAAAATTATCCCGGTAGTCCACAAGTCGAAATTTTCGGGGTTTTCTCTGGTTGATGAGACCGGCCGGACATTGCATACAACGGCAATTTGAGTAATTCCCTAATGGGCACTGGATTATTAGCTAGTGCTCATTGGGGCTATTATTCCTGATAGCCGTAACCCATTAAACCCTGAAACCCTGGAAGGATGATTCGCCATGTCCCTGCAAATCGAAAACCCGCAATTCACCGTTGCCATTGGCGCACGTTTTGATGATGACCACACCAACAAAACAGAGAACATTACTATTTCCCTTGATCTGGCGTCGATAGAAAAGGATAAGCAGCAAGAATGCCTGCAATACATCATCAATCGTGGGCTTGGCGCTATTGTCTCGGAAGTGAAGACAGCGGTGCCGAAAGATGCCACGCGCGCGCAATTTCGGGAATTGATCTGCGCCTATGGTATCGAGCAATTGACCCGGGATTGTTTGCGTATCCGTCAACGGGGGCGCGCAGCATCAGAATATCCTCAGGCGATGCGTGTACTTGACGCGCAAAACTTGCGCAAGGCGCAACAGTCGGCCATGCTCAAAAACCAATTCATGATGCTGCCCTTGCAGCTGGAGCATATCATTACTAGCAAGGGCAAGACAGACTGCACGCCTGATGATCTTGAAATGCTCGGTGAACTGGCATCGCGTGATGATGTTGTCGGGCAGTGCGCAACCCGCATCAAAAATTGGCTTGCTGCCACCGATTGACCAAAAATTCCCCATACCTCATATAACCCGTTAGATTAACCCTAGCGGGTTTTTTTATGAATGCTGCATAGTGGGTGATAGGGTAACATGCATTGATGCCCCTCGGGGATGTCGTTACGGAGCCATACCAAACTAATATAGTCTCAGGCGATGATGGGTCAGCATGCCACCATGCCCTACGTGCTACCATGTGCCCCATGTGCCCCATGCCAGCATATACATGCACACCTATATGTCGCTCGGATGGGTCGTCGCCGCCTGCAGCTCCCTAAAACAGTCTCCACGCAACCCAAACAAAAACAGACAGCCAGCCATCCCCAATAAATAACATGCGAGATAACTATCCGAGGAATATCAACCCAATAAATAAGGGATAGGCTATTCTCCAAAATAAACCCGATGCGAGGGGAATAATATATAGATATATAAAATTTTCTATGGGGGAGGGGTATCCCAAAAATACATCCATTAAAGACCCCGTTATTGTTAGCCTATTTTACCTTATCCCCATACCCCATACCCCTAAGCATATGGATGCCGATGTATACCTCACCAGATATCAACCCAATAAATTTTTAATGAAAGAGAAAAATGAAATCCCTCACTTCGTTCGGGAGTCTGAAATAAAATCCTCCGGAGGAAAAATGAAATACTCGCCTAAGCAAATCAATTGGCCCCTAACTGGTCAATTCTTTGGTCAATCTCACCTATCCATTTTTCGACCCAATCTCCAAAAGATGCTTTCTGAAGATTGGAAATTGTTTGTCATTAATCAACAAAGGGGCTTTTGCTATCATTCTGCAAAGACCCTATGCCTTCCCGAATGGCTTTCAAACCCCAAAATTATCCAAAGACACATTGAAAGATTAAACATCATTCCAGATCAGGAAGAATTTGAAAACTATCAAATTTGGTATCTGGCCCATGAAATCTCACACTATCTTTCAGGCCCAAAAGCAAAACATGGCCCCATATTCATGGAAAACCTTAAATCCATCTGCCCCTCAAATGCTATCAAATATGAACTAGGGTATAAACCTCGCAATGCCAAAGCCGCAGGGATTTCTAAGTATTCCCTCTCAGATTTATCTCTTTGATTTTCTCCCTTCGGTCGAAAATCTCCCCAAAACCTAACCCAAAAAGAAAGGAAACCAAAATGAAAATCTCCGAATTGATCCTGTGCATTTGTTTTGCAATCTTCTTCTTCGGTTCCCCATATATCTTTCACATTCTGGCCAAATTCTTTTGAAAGGAAATAAATCATGGAAAAATATCGTCGTTATACCACAAAATCAGGACTCCAACAATGGAAGATTTCAATGGAATTTGCAAATGAATTGGATGTTAATGATATGGGATTTTGCTTGAATTGCAAAAACGTGCAACCAGCAGAACCAGATGCAAGAAAACACATCTGTGATGCTTGTGAAATGCCGAAAGTTTACGGCGCCTCTGAATTGGTCTTGATGAATCTCGTCTTTTAAGAAAGGAAATAAATCATGTTCAAATGGTCGATCGAAAAACAAAACCAATTGGATTCCCTTCTGGATGAATACGATCAATTTCACAAGAAAGAAATCCAAACATTCCAAGACTGGCTTGAAATGGCCATCGGTGTTTCATTGGATGAAAAACATGTAAGAGCATTGTTGAAAAATGCAACCCAATTGACCCAGATCCTTAAGCCCTTTTCCCGACTGCCCTAAATCTTTTTGAAAGGAAATCCATCATGGCTCAAAAACTCATTCTCATTCGTGGCCTTCTGGGTTCTGGAAAATCCACATTCGCTAAAAAGATCAAAGAGGGATATTTCAATGTCCCCATCGGAGATGATTATTTTGAACATTTCGAAGCCGATATGTTCTTTACGAATACCAAGGGAGAATATAAATTTGATCCCTCAAAATTGAAAGATGCCCATGCTTGGTGTTTTGATAAAACCCGAGGACATCTTCTGTTCAAGGATTCTGTGATCGTTTCCAATACATTCATCAAGTATTGGGAAATGAAACCCTATCTCGAATATGCTTTCAACAATTCCATCGAAACTCATATCTATGAAATGAAATCCCAATATGGGTCAATCCACAATGTACCAACTGCAACAATGGAAAGGATGCAACGGGATTTCGAAGCCATTAAATTCCAGTCCCCCATTTATCGCATGGAAGCAATTTGGTAATTTCAAAACAAAGGAGAAAAAATCATGCAAAAGCAATCAGCCCAATTGACACAGTTCTATAAGGATATCCAAGATTGGATCGATCAAGGATGCCCAGACGAAAATGAATTTGACTTTGCCTCATTCATAGGAATATGCGGAAACGTAATTTCCTGGGCAACAATAACAAACAATACATCTGCCCTAGAAGAATTCAAAAATCAGCTAAGGACTGCTTTTCCAGGAACAATTATTCCTTTCAACGGGGTAGATGGCACACAAAAATATACACAAGAAGATAATAAATATATAAACCATCTCAGGCTAAAATGGATCAAAGACCATATTCCCCAAAAGAAAAAATCTTCCGTGCCCAAACATGTCCGATCATACCAATCTTGGCTTGGAGTTCCTAATTGGGATAAATTCCCATCACCCCAAATTATCCAAGTCCAAAAATCTTTTTTCATTGTCGGCTCCGAATATGGAATCATCCATAAAACCAATGGAGATTATCGCTCTTGGAAATCCTATTCAGGGGCATATAAATTCCTCAAATCCTATCTCAAAATCTCACAATGTTAAAAGAAGCAATCCTCAAACTAGACTATATTTCTTTTCTTGCCCGTTATCAAAGGCAAGAAGATAAGCAAATAAAAATCCTTGGGATATATTTATATCCCAATAAGGAAACACCAGTCACTCTTTTTCCTTGGCAGGAAAAAGCTATCAAAACCAAACTGGAAAAATTTTGGGGAATCCAATGAATCACAAACCCAATCTCCACCTTTCAATAACAACCGCAAAGAAAATAAAAATCTTTGCATATTTCCATGCCCTTAAAATAGCCCAAAGCATTCTAAGGCAGAAATATCAAATCCCAGAATCTTTTCCATGGGAAAAATTCTTTACCTTGCAACCTCCAGAAAAAGCAATTCAATCCTTTTCCTTCGAGGAAATAATTTATGAAGCTGAACGGATTGCAGAAAACACTGCATTCGTTTTCTCCCTGGAATCTAAAAGGAAACCAAAAAATGTTGGACATTGATCTTTCTCCCCAATCTTCCCAAGAAAAATCTGAGGAAGAATTTTATCTTTTCCGTCCCACCACTGTGGGCCTAAATAAAGTCAAAAAATCAAAAGCCTTTCCATCTTTGGAAGATGCAATCTCAGCAGGCCAAGCCTTAAACATTTTGGAAGGAACTCCCGATAAAATCTTTATCATTTTAAAATCCTCCCAAATAAATTGTTTCACAAATATCACAAATCAACTTCCCTTCTCTAATGCCTTTTTCAGATATCCTCGATTGAGCGACTCAGCAAATAAATTCAAATCTCAATCCTCCCCGGTTTTCAATAGATCGGAATTTTCCATGGAACAACAAAATCTTTTGGCTGGCCTATCCATCAATGAAAATCACCCAGCCTTGCAAATAAATAAAAATTCATTGGAGGGAAAAAAGATCCATGAAATCTACGATCTCTACGGTCTAACAAAAGCCAACATTCAATCCCTTCAATCCCTGATTCATTACCATCTAGGAATTTCATCTTTCAAACCCCAACCCGATCCCGATGTTGATAATTTATTTGAAATCTCCAAGATCATCTTCCCATCCCTGAAAGATGCAAATAAATTTATTTCATCCCATGTCATGACTCGCTTTGCAAATTGGGGCCAAGACATTGAAGGAAATAGAATTTTCATCGAGGAATAAAAAATGAAATCAAACTCCAATTCAATTTTGGAACGCATCGCAAAACTTAAGGCCCAGCGAAACCAGGTTCTGAAAGAACTAATCAATGTTCCACCTGAACAAAAAGAAACCATTTCAGAATCAATCCCCCAAAAATTGGAAGATGAGATCCAAGAAGCTATCATCCTGAAAGAGGAATCTAAGAAAAATCTAAAAATCCCCAATGCAAAACAACAAGAAGCTATCGATCTAGCATTCCAAGGTAAATCTTTTTGCTTATGCGGAAGTGCAGGAACAGGGAAAACATTCACAACTGAGGGGATAACTGAAAAACTTTTGAATTCATCCCACACAAAGCCCATAGGTTTCTCTACAAAATATCTTTCAGCAGGAAAACCAGCAATCGTTCTAACCGCTTTCACAAAACGGGCCACAAAGAATGCAGAAGAGGCAATCCAAAATTCAAAAATCACTTGCATCAATTTCCACAAACTGATTCAATTTGAGCCAAGATATTATGATGTTGAAGATAAAGATGGAAACATAATCAAGACTCGAAGATTCGAACCAAAATATAATAAAAATAATAAACTCCCTCATATCTCAACAATCTTGATCGAAGAAGCTTCTCAGTTTTCAATTCAATTTTATGAGCAATTGATTGAAGCCCTTCCAAATCCATCTGCAACCCAATTCATTTTCATTGGAGACATTCAACAAATCCCACCAACAATGGGAATGTCAATCTATGGCCCCAAACTAATTGAATTGCCCGGGATTGAATTGACAGAAGTCTATCGTCAAGCTCTGGAATCCCCCATAATCCGTCTCCTAACTGATATAAGAAATGGAAAAGATATTTCCAGATTGGATTGGAAATCTTATTCATATCTTCCCAACGGAGAAAGAAATGGCCAAATGAATTTCGGAGTCTTTCCTCCAAATCTGGATTGGGAAGGTGCTTTATATCAAGCCGTTGGATTTCTCCGACAAGAATTTGAATCAGGAAATTACAATCCATATTCAGATATGGTTCTTGTTCCCTTCAACGTCAAATTTGGAACCGAAAATCTCAATAAAGAAATCGCTCACTTCCTCGACAAAAAAGAATCTCGCCTGATCCATCCAATCATTTGTGGATGGGCAAGGAAATATCTTGCAGTCGGGGATTATATTTTATTTAACACTGAGGATTATGTAATCAAAGAGATCAGACCTAATCCAAAATATAATGGCATCGATCCTGATCCAGCATCAAAATTCATTGATCGTGAAGGCTCAGTCTGGGATCGAAAATCATACACAAAAGAACAATCTGATAAGGCAAAAGTCCATGATCTTGATCTTTCTGTCTCAGAATCTGATGAGATCGAGAATGAGAAAGTCAGATCGCCATTGGAATTGGAACAATTTATTTCTGCCCAATTGGCCCAGAATGACCAAGATGAAAAATTCAATCAAGCCTCACACATTCTTATCTTGGAATCTTTGGATGATCCATCTTCCCCTCTGACTGAAGTAGAATCAACTGGCGATATTGCTAAGATAATTCTCTCTTATGCAATCACAGTCCATAAGGCCCAAGGTCTGCAAGCGAAGAAAGTTTATTTCTTCTTGCACAATTCCCATTCGCCCATGCACTTTAGGGAATTGATTTACACAGCAGCGTCTCGGGCAAAAGAAATCCTCACAATTATTTGTGATCCTAAATTCTTGCAAAAGGGCCTCCAAAAACAAAGAATCCCGGGGCATAATCTGGAAGAAAAGAAACAACATTTCATCAGATTGCTAACGGAAAAGGAACCTGAAACCAATGACGAAGGAGAATAAAATGAAACACCCTAAGAGATTCCCTAATCTTTTATTCTCACATATCCATTCGCCCGAAACAAAAAGACAGACAAACCTGCATTGCGAATATATCGGGCGTGTCAAAAACAATCAAAAGAAATTGGAATCCGTAATCAAGGAGATGAAAAAGAAATACCCCGAAAAAATCATAATCATAAATCATTTCCCTCATAAGATATCTGAGGAAGAAATGACTCAAATGTTTCCCTCTCTGGGAATTTCATCAATCCTCTACATTCCCTAAAAATGACATACCAAGATCTTTTAAACGCTCTTCGAATAATTAATCCCGATGCGGATAAATTATTGACCAATCTCCCTCCTTCAATGGAGCTAATCAAACGTCTGGAAAATCTAACATTTCAAGCCCACCGAGAGTGGGAAAATCATGAAATCAAAAATCTTTTCAGGGAGACAAATTATGATTTGAAAAAAGAAATCCCTTGCAGGCATTGCAGATAATTTATTTTAACCCTTTCAGAAGGAAGAGAAATGAAGATCGAAAAAATCACAGTCTTTGATCCAATCTCAGGATATCCTTTCCTGATTGAATCTCCATATAAAATATCAAAGCGCCCAATCGGTTTTCACCCTGCATATTTCGAGCCATTCGATAAGATTTATAAACAATCTAAATCGATCCTCTTGGACAATGAAACCCAATACTCCTTACAGGTTAAACATCTTTCCTTCGGGATTCTCCTTTATAAATTATCCGAAATCGGACTGATCGAATTCAAGCAATTCAAATCCCTGAAACTTTCCTATGGGTTTTTTGGCAATCAAGAATTGCTTGCCCAATTTTTCTCGATCCTCCCCAAACTGATTTTCTCCTCTGATCGCTTCAAAAAGCAGATTCCAAAGTTTCGCATCACAGGAAATGATTTGGAATCTTTCCATTATTGGATTCATCGTTGCCTGGAAATAATCAACAAGCAAGAGAGGTATCGACAAGACAGAGAATATGATGAGGAATTTCTCAAGATCAACACAAGATATCAAAGGTGGAAATTATATTCTAACCAAAAGCAAAAGCTTCCCCGGCAGATTATCCACTACTTGCATACAATCTGTGCATTCACACCACAACAAAAGCAGGAATGGGATATCTTCTTCATCGAATCCTCTGGCTCCCTTTATCTAAAAAATAGATCAAAATCAAAAGAGGCATTCGATCTTTTTTGGTCACTCATTTCCCTGATTGATTTCATCGAATGCAACCAATATCAAAACACATTGACATTTGATGTTGTCAAATTCTTGAAAGCCAAGATGGAGGAATGGGTTAATTGGGAACCATCCTTCTTCGATATCTCCCTTGACTATAGATTGTTGGCTAAGAAATCAGAAGCATGGATAAATGCCAAAGATCAATGGGCACTTGAAGCAAAAGAACACAAAGCTCAGGCTGAGGAAAGATTGGAAAAAGCCAAACTCGCAAAGGCGAGGATCGAACAAAGAAAACAACTGAAAAGTAATCAATCTTCCACGCCGATTTCCCAATTCGAAATCCTTTTGCCGGAGACGAATGATGATCGCAAAGACACTTAATCGTTTTGAAAGATCATGCATTCGTTCTTTCTTCACCCTTCCCCCTCACTTAAAGGAATATCCAAATTCAAATTCATGGACAGAAAAGAATAAATCTTTTTCCCCTTCCCTCCTATCAGCTAACTCAATCCAAAAAGATGAGAAAGAATATTATATCATCTGGTTGGATTCCCCCGAGGAAATAAATACCTATGACAGATTAGATTTATCCTTCAGAGATTTCTCTTATTATTCACTCCCCCGCTATGTCTTAATCAGAAAGGCTCCTCGTGAAAAATAATCCTCCCCCAATCGTGCTCAATTGCATGGAGTTTCTAGAAGAACTTTCCACAATCCTGAATGTCATAACCCAATTACGAAATACACTCAAAGACAAAGAAGAAAAAGTTAACCTGGCTGAATTGGATTTTTCCAACGATCAACGAAACTTGATATATGCCATCCTCGTAAAGCAATTCAATACCATAATCAAATCAATGCCAGAAGATCTCAAAGAAATTATTGAGGATGCTCGCACGGATGCATTTATCTTTTATGCATCTGATCTGGAAGTTAAATTGTCTTTGATGATTGCAGTGGAATCAAAAGGATTGACTCCGGAAAGCTATATCAAATTGGATCCTAATTCGCCAAATAAAATTGGTGTCCTTTTGAATCTTGACACTGGCGACGCCTCAGAATTTTTAGTCGGCAATCGCCCCATTGACAGCAACAAACTTCATTGATACAATCGTAAGACCAGTGTGGGAAAAGCAAACAAATTAGCTTTTACTGGATTCCCCCGAAATAAATATCTCACTAATTTATTTCATCCCTTTTGGAGATTTACCATGAAAGTTGAAATTCTGAAAATCAAACCCCGTGCTCCGCAAAAGCGAGTGATCGAGCAAGCACAAAAAGAAGGTAATCCTGTTCCTATTGCTCGGGAACCTTTTGAATTGCAAGTTCCTACTTACGATGCTTCCGATGTTCTGACCTTTGTGGAGCAGAACAATCAAAAGGTTCTGGACTTTATTGCCCGCCTTCTGAATCAAGAAACGGTAGCTGCAATCCGTGCGCAACTCGCTGACGATGAACAGTTTCCTGTCGATCAAGAAGTTGATGTTTCTAACTTCGATATGGAAGCTCTGGCGCTGGAAAATCTTTCTACCCAGATCACCAAGTCGAATGCTCTGGAACTGGAATTCACTGAAGAACAATTCAAGGAATTCTCTGCCGACTTCGTTAAGACCATGCTTCAGAAATATGCTTCTGTTCCCAAGGCAGAAGTTAAACTGCTGAACATGGCTTCGATCCTTGTGAATGGTTTCAAGGATGTTCGTAATGAGCAGGAAAAGATGGACAAAGTGAAATCCACTCTGGATGATTTTGCCACCATCGCAGACGATGAAACCCTGGATAAGTATTCGGATATGTATGAATACTTTGTCGCAATGTACAACAAGCGTTCCAAGGCACTGGCAAAACGCAACGAAAAGACCGACGTGTTTCTGGATTAATAAAATCTAGAAGAAGGTTTTTCAATGGGCTTCAAATCGAGGCCCATTTTTAAAATCTTTTTCAAGGGCCATGAATGGCGATATTCGATCCAACAAAATCAACTTCAAAATATGCCCAGGCTTGGGCAATCTTGAAGGAAACAAAATCCCTTTCGCTGATATTGGAAACTCCCCGAGTGGAGAACACAATACGAAAGGCGATCATCGAGCATAAAAAACTCGATAAAACAAAAGATCCCCTCGAAAGAATTAAGGTAAAAAAATATCTTAATCCTGAGGGGAAAGTTGTTTTGACTTTCAAACTTGTCCCTTGCGTCAGAAGTATTGACGCTTTATTTGATTTAGTTGAGCCACCAAAAAAGGAAAATCCAGATGACGAATCAATTGACATCTTTAGCATCGGCCCAAACTGATGATGAAGAAATCAAAAACATCCAAGGCGAGATTCTAATCTTAAAAGAAAAGCTTGATGCTCGTTTGCCCATTGCCGACCTTCTCATCAAAATTAAATCAGACCTATATCAAAAGCCCGAATGCTTTGCAATCCTAACTGATGAGGAAATCTCAGTCATTCTGAAAGGGATCGAAACTCATGTCAGAAAAGAAGTTACTGTCGGAAAAGAAAAAGCCAGGCTGAAAAAGAAATTCACAATGGATGATATCGATCTTTAATTTTTGAAAGCCTCTTATGACCGATTTTGAAATCTCAGGCGAATCAGAAAAAACAACCAACCTAAACAATATAAAACTTCTATCCCACTCAGCGATTCAAATCTTCCGGTCTTGCCCAAGAAAATTTGAACTGGATAGATTGCAGCCAGAAAAGAAACAAGAAGCAACAATCCATACCGCATTTGGCCATGCTTTGGGATCAGGCATCCAAAAGATAATTGAAACTCGATCCCTCGACAAAGGAGTCTGGGAAGCATTCAAAGCTTGGGATGTTCCTCTAGATGAGGAAAATCCTAAATCCCATAAATCTTTCCCACTGGCAATCATCGGATTGCATAATTTTTACAACACAGCCTTGCCCCAATTTGGTGATTGGGAATTGGCATATCTCAAAGATGGCAAACCGGCAGTTGAATTGTCATTTGCCATTCAACTTCCAAGGGGATATTGGTATCGTGGTTTCTTGGATGCCGTCCTCCAAAATAAAATCACCAAACAATTTCGTGTTTTGGAATTAAAGACAACGGGTTCCAAATTCACAGATGAAGTCTCATATGCAAATTCATTCCAAGGTGTCGGGTATTCTGTAACCCTGGATCGAATTGCGCCGGAAGGGTATTCTGATTATGAAGTTTTATATCTCGTATATAAAACTTACAGTCAAGAATTTGAAGATTACCCATTTGTCAAAACTCCCCACCACAGAATCAATTGGATCAATGATCTTTTGCTGGTCGTTGAGCAGATTGAAATGTATCAACGGGTTAAAAGATTCTCGCAAAACGGGGATTCTTGCAAATCCTTTGGACGTACCTGCCAATTCTATGAGGAATGCAATTACTCCAATGAGGCATTGTTTGCCGGAGCCAAATTCATTCGGGAAGAAACTTTCAACCCAGATGAATTTGATTTTGTTTTTTCTCTGGAAGAATTACTTTCCAATCAAACCCACCAAATCAGGAGATAGATCATGTCCTCAAAATTCTGCATCAATTGTAAATACTTTGGAATCCAACATCCCCAAGCAAACCAAGAATTTTCCTGTGAGGAATCCCGAAATGAATTTATCCAAGATCACATAATCTCTCATGGCATTTGTCAAAGACATTCATACACTAATCCAGTAACAGGTCAATCTGTTTTCTATCTAGCTCTCTATGAAAGGCAAACAAACCACCCAGATTTTTGTAATTCCGACGGAAAATTTTTTGAGGAAATTCCAAATGCAAACAACTGAAATTGAATTTGAAGACATTAACTTTATCGTTAAATTTGAATACCATCAAGCCATAAAAGCAAACCATGACATTGAACATAATCCACATCCGGGAGAACCTGCCTATGTTGAAATCTGGGAAATCTATTTGAAATCTGATCCAGATAAGACAGATCTCCTAAATCTTTTTTCAGGCTCTCAAATTTCTTTTATCGAAAACCTTGTGATGAAACAAATGGAGGATTGAAATGGTCAAGATATTCTACGTAGGAATGCTCTTGAATGTCAAATATGAAATCCGCAAAACAGAAGAAGGAGAAGAATATTTGATCACTCATGTATCTATGGCAGATGGAGGGACAGGAAACAATATAATTTCTATGTTATCTCCTAGTGCCCTTGCAAATATATGTAGTCAAATCTACGACCAGAAGGAACAAGGAAAATAAAATGCCATCCCTCGATCAAATCGCAGCCAATCCACAAGTCCATCGACTAATTATCTATGGCCCAACAGGATCAGGAAAAACATGGTCAATCGGTAAACTTGCAACAACACATAACATTTATTATTTCTCCCTCGAAAACGGACACCAGACTCTGTTGAACCCAGAGTGTGTTCCCATTGACGCAAGAAAGAATATCCAAATTATCCAGATGCACGATACGCCTGAAACGCCTATCGCTTGTACATCTTTGGATGCTTTCTTCAAGAATCGAAAAGGATCTTTTTGTGATGAACATGGAAGGGATCAATGCCCCACATGTAAGAAAGATAACAAAAAGTTCCTCGACATAACTCTTGACAAGCTGACATCAAAGGATATACTGGTCTTTGATTCATTGACTCAATGGGCAGAGTCAATCTCTTTCTTTTTGTCCAAGGACAATCCAGATGCCAAAGGTGATTTTGAGTATTATCGTAAGCTCGGCCTTTATCTGGGAAGATCTTTATCTCGGATTCAATTGATTTCAAATTGTTCGATCATCGTTATCTCGCATGAAACAGAAACAGAGTCTATATCTGGCAATGATCGAATAACTCCTGCCGGCGGAACAAGGAATTTCGCAAGGAACAATGCTCGATATTTTGACGGTGCATATCATTGCTATCGGGAAAACAAGAAACATAAGATTGCATCCTCATCGACATATTCAAATGTGATCGATACAAAAGATCGACTATCATTTGACACATCGAAATTCAAAAACCCGGCAAATGCCCTTCTTGCTTTGTTCAATCCGGAAAGGTACGATGAAATCTTGAAGGAAGATCAAAAATAAAATTGCATCAGTCGTCTAATTGGTCAAGACTCTCGACTCATAATCGGAAAAATGCAGGTTCAAATCCTGCCTGATGTACCAGAAATTTAAAAGGAGATTACATCATGGCCTTGAAAGAGTTGATTGCGGAATTGCAAAAACATCATGGAATTACTCAAGACCCTAAAATTAAAATAGAAGGTATCCATGGGAAGGAATATGATTTCTTGGCTGTGAATTCTTCCTATGAGGGAACTGTCACGATCATCATTGATAATAAGGAGTGAAATCAAATGATTTCCTCTGACGAAGTTCGTAGGAGATTCCTCTGTGATCTCAAAGGTTTGCTGATAAAATATCAAGCTGAGATTCAAGCAAGCGATCATTATCAAGGATACCCTGAGTGCGGAGAAGATATACGAATGATCGTAACTATTCCAACTGCTTACAACGCTGCATTTGAGTGCGTCAGAGAGTTCACAGAGATTGATCTGGGAGCTTATATAGTCTGGGACAACATGTTAAACTAGACTGTACAAAAGATTAAAAATTTTTATAAGTTTTGAGAATCCCGTAGGTACTATGGGTTAGCGCCGTAGTGGGAATGCTATGTTTTCCTGGTCGCAAAACACTGCTTTATGTGAGCCTACGGGATTCTCTCCTATAATAAAAACATAGCGGGTATGGCGGAACTGGTCTACGCACTGGATTTAAAATCCAGCATCCTTCGGATATGAGGGTTCGAATCCCTCTACCCGCACCAGATCACTTTAACTTTTTAGGAGCCACAAAACTGAGATATTAAATACCTGAACCCCACCCATCCCCTTTATTTTCTTCTTTATTTTAGGATTTCAAAATGAGCGAACTCAATATCGAAAATGGCCAAGACTTTAACATGGATGAAGTCGATGATATGCCTCAATTCTTGCAAGAGATTGATGGCGTATATATCTGTGAGCTTTCTCTCAACCGAGACACTGGCGAAAAAGACGATAAGCCTTACGACAATCTGATCTTCAACTTTGTCATTTCCGAAGAACTGGAAGCAAAGAAAGATCATGGGGTTAAGCCTGAGGATATTGCTTCCCTGCGCTTCTCGATGCTGCCTTCGAAGAAGGATATCGAAAACAATGAGAAATATCCCGTTGGTCTGCGTTTTGCAAAGCCGCATCTGGTGGCATTGAAATCGGCATTGAATACTTCTAGCTCGCTGGAAGATATTGTTACCAATGCCCAAGGTGTGAAATGCACTGTGACCTTTGCGACCCGATATTCAAAGGTCAAAGATGCGAGCGGCGAAGAAAAGACTTACGCAAATCCGACGATCAAGAAATTGGTCATTGACTAAAAAATAATTTTTTGGCCCTTCTTCGGAAGGGCTTTTTTATGAAAGGAGTAAAATAGAATGGACATAATGGGCTTTTTTATCTTGGCGGGTATTGTAATCCCAGTGAGCATATTTCTCTGGATGGCTGTAGGTCTAATGGTTTTGAAAATATGGGGGCTCTGGAAAGAGATTT